AAGAGTACATGAAAAAGATGGAGCACGTACTCACAAAGCGTCAAAAGGCAATAGTGCATCAGTATTGCTATAAGACTATAGGTAGCACGGCAGCGACAGCGAAGGCGCTAGGACTCAGGACGCAACAAGTCCATAATACGCTGAGGAACAAGAAGGTAAGGGACGCGATAGAGAAAGAGTTTTTGGATATCGAAAAGGGACGCGCCGAGGCAAGAGGCCAGCAGCGCAAAATAATGGGGATGTATCTATCTGAAGTCTACAATAGAATGGAGAGTAACGGCGGATACCTACACGACACACAAGAGGGACGGGAAGCAATAGCACATATTATCAAGTTAGAGCTTAAGGATAGACAGATACAAGCGCAACTAGAGCTGGGTAAAGAGTCTAATAATCCTTTGCTATTGATACTTAAAGAGGCACAACAGTCTAATATCATTGATATAACACCAATGGCGCAACCAATCGAGAGCCTTACAGAGCCACTCACGCACGTAATATCAGCCAATGAGGCTAAATAACACTGTTATTCCCCTTGATTGGTACGCATCACGCTCATATAACTGTACTTACAATGGCTTATACGTACGCTTATGACTCATACATTCCATCAAGTGGCAGTGCTATCCGATGCACATTGAGCGTAAATAAAAGCATGCTTATCCATATACGAAAGGTCAAAAACCCCAGGGGTGGGCGGGAATTTATATATATAGCAGTGCCCACTAAAATTTCAAATTATTTTTCAACCTTAACATAAGGAGTATCACACACATGGGATTGATCACACGAGGGAAAAACAAAGGCCTATGGAAGATGCCAGATGGGTCAATGGTTTCTAAGCGTCCGAGAGTTTCTGAAGCTTCTGAGAAGCCAGTAGAAGTGCCTACGCCCAACATTAGTATTCAGGCTCAATGCGCTAGGCGCAGCATGCTACATAGGATGAGGCATAATGGTAGAGCTAACTAGCGGTCAGAGGAGCATGCTCCTTGATAAATATGCTAAAGGGGAGAAGAACCTTCCATCATTCAGGGAACATGTCCTTGTGAACCCAGACGATGAACAGTGCCCGTCAGCCCCATTCCACTATCATTGGTCAGACGTATTACTTCTTAAGACTGAGAACTTCTGCATTGAGGGTTATAGAGAGAGCGCCAAGACACAGATTATCCTTAGATCCTTCCCACTTTATAACCTTGTATATCCCAATGAGTTAAGAAGATATGTTCTATTTGTATGCAGGAATCAAGAGATGGCAGAGAAGAGGCTCAAGGCCGTCAAAGAGGAATACAAGGGGAACCCACTGCTTAAAGTTAGGATGAATAACATACAGGAAGATTCAGCGAGCACATTCCAACTTGGAGTCTATGATAATGATGGGAAGGTTATCCTCGTAAGGTATGAGGCTCATGGAAAGGCTGGATCAATACGTGGTGCATCATGGGGTGCATTAAGACCCCAACTTGTAGTCATGGATGACCTTCAGAATAAAGATGACATGGACTCAGAAAGAGCCCTTGAGCGTGATTGGGACTGGTTCCTTGATGATGTATTGCCACTTACAAGTAAAGGGAGAATCTTTTACATAAGTAATAACATGGGGGAGAAATGCATTGCTGAGAGAATCTTTGCATGTAATGGTGACTTTGGTCCAAGCAAGAAGTTTCTATGTTCGCGAGTGCCAAAAACAACATCATTGAGTGCCCATGGTATCCCTGCATGGACAACTCGTGATAATCAGACAGATATACTTGCAGAGAGGGACGCATATGCAAGGGTTGGACGCGCGTCAATATGGATGCGTAATAATATGTGTGAATGTGTTGCACAGGAAGATAAAGTCTTTAACCCCGAATGGTTTAGATATTACCATCCATCAGACATTGAAAATATTATAAAGTCCTGTAATGTATTTGCTCGTGGGGACCTTGGGCTTACATCAAAGGATACGGGAGATTACACGGCTTTTGTAGTTGTCGGTGTGAATGAAATGAATTACTGGTATGTCCTTGATTGTATATATGGACATCTTACCCTTGATGAACGCGTTGATGCAATCTTTGATATAAATAGAAAGTGGAACCCAATGAACTTTGGCATTGAGAATGCAGCGGGTGCCGACCTATTGATACGAGAATGCACGAAGCAAATGCCTGTTAGGAACAACTGGATTAGAAAGCTCTTTGAATGTACACACGGCGGGAAGAAAAAGGAACTTCGCATAGAGGCCATGCAGCCACGATTCGCAGCTAATGCAGTATGGTTTCCAGAAGATGCCGCATGGTTGCCTGAGATGATTTCAGAGCTATCAATGTTTACACGTTTAGGACTTACAACGTTACATGATGATCTCATTGATGCCCTTGCATATATGGAGCAGGATTCTTATCCGCCAGTTAATCCGAGGAAAGCCATAAAGCATTCGAGGGACGTGTACAAGCGTGGGAGGATAACACAGGGGGCTAAATGTCGAATAGGTTAAGAAGGATGCTTACAGTTAGTGACACTGATGATCTATTTGACTTTGCTGGTAATTTTAAAGAAACATTTCTTGACTTTGGATATGACAAGGAAACGATAAGGAATAGATTACTAGATGCCAATTGTATTGGCGTTGGATTATGGATTTCTAAAAAACTAGTCGGGACGATCTCATGTTCAATAACTGGCTCTATATTTAATGATTCATACAAATGTGCATTTATATTTAATATAGCATTGTTACCAAAGTATAGTGGATATTGTAGAGTCCTATTCAATGATCTTAAAAGTAGGTTAAAAGACATTGGCGTGCAAAGCATTTCAATTGGACTGAACTGTTGTCAGAACGAAGTGTCTTTAGATAAGCTATACACTAAACTTGGGTTAGAAAAGCAAGTAATTATTTACACGGGGGTTATATGATTCACTTAAGACACAATTATGAAATTATAAACAGGAGGAAGTTTATTACTGGAACACTTGCAGTTGGTGCGTGGATAGCTGCAAATTCAATGACATCAGCTATAATCGCAGGAACTCTTGTAGCTGGGACTTCAGTCGCTTTATCAGAAAATAATGCGAGCAAAGAAAGACATGCAATGAAAAGTGCAACGCATGATGCAGATATGAAACAACAGGAATTAGCACTGAAAGCGGAGAAAGCTGCGGCTGACGCAAAGGACCAGGCTACAGAAGAGATGCGTAAGAAGAGAGCAGGACAGACACATACAATCCTCACGACGCCCCTTGGTGATACAACGAAAGCAGACATTAAGAAACCTACCCTATTAGGAGTTGGCTAATATGAATGAACAAGATATGACGCAGGCTGAATACGAATTAAAGAAGTATGAACAACTTGTAAATGATAAAGCAACGGTGCAAGCAAGGTTAAATCAACTTGCTCATTATATATTTCCACGAAAATATAACATTGATATTAATGGGGAGAACACAACCACTGACTTGCCAACTGATGTATATGATGGAACGGCAATATATTCACTAAAGGTCCTTGCGGCCGGCCTTTCATCTTACCTTACAAATCCAGCTTCTAAATGGTTCACCCTTGAAGCCCCACATGGTATCGACTCAAAGGTAGTAAAGGACTGGCTTCAAAGGTTGCAAGTTGAGGTATATAGACTATTCAGTGAATCAAACTTTTATCAAGCCATGCCAGAGATGTACAAGACTCTTGGTGCCTTTGGATCTGGTGTGTTATATAGCGAAGAAGAAAAGGATACTGGTACGTTCTACCAGGCCTTTGATGTAATGAACTGTGCATTTGAAACAGACGATAAGAATAGAGTCGTTGGACTATATAGAGACTTTTATTATACGGCCCTTCAATGCCTCATAGCATATGGAGAGGATAACCTTCCAGATGTCATAAAGATATCCCTTGAGAAGAACGATAACAAGAGATTCAATATACTTCATGTCGTACGTAAACGGCGCAAATATGAAGAGGGAAAAGTTGATATTAAGAATAAACCCTTTGCGTCAACGCATTATCTCATCCAGACGAAAGATGTCTTGAAGGAGAGTGGCTTTGATAGATTTCCATATAATGTGGCTCGCTTTGAAACGAACACCAATGACCCCTATGGATATGGTCCAGCAGAGGATGCGCTTCCAGACATTAAGAGTCTTAACCAAGCGGTATATGATTGGCATGAAAGTGTCCAGAGAGCAAATAACCCCATTGTTGTGTTCCCCTCCGATTCATATGGAGCACCAGAGGGTTTGCTTCCTGGTGATATAATCTTTAAACAAGGTGGGGATCCAAAGGAAAAGATTGAAACGATAGCTAGTGGGAATCCAAATATTACCATTGAGATGTTGAAGGACATTAGGGCACGCATACAACAATCATTTTTCGTTGACCTATTCCTTGCGATATCAAATGAAACTAAACGGATGACTATACCCGAGCTTCAGGAGAAGATCGCAGAGAAGATGGGCATCCTCGGAACGGCATTACACTCACTCGTTAATGAACTCCTTAAACCTGCCGTACAAGATGCCGTTGATAGAGTGATAAAACTAAGACGCATTGAAGAGGCACCCAAAGAACTGCAACGTATTAATATACTCTTTGTAGGACCTCTCGCGAGAGCTCAGAGAAATTCAGATGCAGAGGCAATACGTAACTGGGTTGCAACGGTTCAAGGGATGTCACAGACTCCACAATTAGAAGGCGCCCTTGACGTGATAAATGCAGTGAATGCTTCAAGGGACCTCGCTGATGTATATGGGGTTCCATCAGATGATATCAATAGCAAGGAAGAAGTTGATGCTATACAAGAGGCTCGCCTGCAAGCACAGCAAGAAGCAATGCAGGCACAGCAACAGAGTCAACAGATAGCAGATGCAGAGGGTATGTCTAAAGCAAAGAAAAATCTAGGATGAAATACACAACGGCAAAAATAATCAATCCAGACTTTTTCAAGAGCTTCGTTGCCATGTTGGAAACGAAAGCGGGCAAAGAGTCTATAAAGAAGCTAAAGTGGTATTCATCTTTAGATGGTTTCGATAAGGACCCATATATCAATGCATATAGGGATGGTGCACGAGACATCATTGCACTCATTGAAATGTGGGCTGACAAAGAACATTTAAAATCAATAACAAAAAGGAAGGAAATGTATGACGAATCCAGACGAACAAGTAAACGGAAGTCAGGGTAGTTCTAATGCACAGGTTGGTAATGATCCGGAAGGACAAGTAAAAGAGCCATCATGGTTCGAGAAAGTTCCAGAAGAGTATAGAAGTAATAATAGCATTGCATCACTAAAAGATAAAGGCTTTGATGAATTTGTAAAGGATTATGTTAACAAAGATTCTCTCGTTGGCAAGAAAGGTGTCATCCTCCCGAACAAGGATGATGAAGGGGACGTGAAGAGGTTTTATTCAGAACTTGGCGTGCCAGAATCAATTGACAAGTATAGCGAGGTGCCCATTGAAGTGCCAGAAAATATACAGCCCTTTATGAACATGGACAAGGTTGACACGTTTAAGGACCTTGCGCATAAGTATAATCTCACAGATGATCAGTATAAAGGGATCCTCAAGGATTACATGGATGGGGAGATAAGCACAGTAAACCAGACATATGAAGAGCAGGTTAAGGGTGCTGAAGAAGCAAAGACTGCCCTTCGTACTGAATGGGGAGAAAAGACAGATGAAAGGATAGCGAATGCACAGAAGATGATAGATGCATTTGCTGATGAGAAGTCATACGAGTTCTTTAACAATAATAATAAAGATGTCGGATTGATCAGATTCTTAGACAGCATATCACAAAAAGTAAGTCAAGATAGCATACGCAGCGATGGAGCTGCCCCAGTGCAAATGACTAAAGAGGCTGCACAGAAAAGAATGACTGAGATATTAGACTCTGAAGATTATTGGGTTGGTGTTCCAAAACCAGGCACAAAAAGTCTGAGAGAAGAATACATAGAACTCGGTAAAATAGTTGGGTAGCGCGAGAGTGTCCGACACACAGCAGTAACAAAGAGTCCAGAATTGGGTAGCCCTTTGAAACACAATGGTAATATGTTAATTAATGAAAGTAAGAACAGAAAAAAGGGGAATGTATCATGGCAATTTCAACATGGAATGCAAATGCTTATAGCCCAATTCTGATGACTCAGTTGCAACGTCTTGGTGGACTCATGCAGACCATCATGGTAAAAAGTGGTTTGAATAACGCTGAGTATCAATATGTAGATACGATCGAATCTATTGATTTAGATACGAAACAAGGTCGTTTACAGAATACGAATTGGCAGGAAATAGGTAAACAGAGACGTCGTATCTCTCGCGAAGAGTATACGAAAGCAATGATTTTGGATCGTAATGATCATCTTGATTGGGTTGTAGATCCAAATAGCAACATTACGCAGGAACTAGCAAACGGCGCGAAGAGAAAAATCGATGATTTAATTATCGCTAATATCATCGCAGACGTAGCTACGGGTCAAGCTGGTGGAAGTACAACTACATTTGATTCAAACAATGTTGTTGCATCTGGATCAGCTGGTATCACAAAAGCTAAAATCATTGAAGGTCGTAAAATCCTACGTGCGAATTACGTTGATTTTTCAGAAGCAATGTTTTTGGTTATTGGTTCAGAACAAGAAGCAGAAATGCTTGCTATTGATGAGTTCATAAGTGCTGACTATGTTTCAAACAAACCAGTTGTTAATGGGATGATTGGAACTGTATATGGTCTTAATGTGGTTATTAACGAAGGCCTTGACGTTGCTTCGAGTATCCGCACATGTCTTATGTATTCTAAGAGCGCCTTTCAGCTATTAATGGCTGACGAGTTTAAAACTCGCGTTGATGAAGTACAGGAAAAAGAATATGCTCCTGGGTTCTTCGCATCATTGGCTCTTGGTGGAGCACGTATGTATGAAGGTAAAGTTGTAAAGGTTCTTTG